GAAAGGAAAAACAGGCTCGTCGCTTGAGGATTTGGTTGACGCTGGTGAGTTGGATTCATTCTTGCCTCCAGATGAGCGTGTTGGCATGAGCAATTTTGATTCTCAAAATGCCTCCAACAAGCTGCGCGATATGCTGAGCGCCGACAAGCAAACACCAACATTTGATGTGCAGGTTGCTCGTCGCAGTCAGGATGATGCAATTTCGGCCCTAGAAAGTGATGTGGCGGCTGTAAAAGAACCCGCCGTTGTGCAGGCTGAAGTTTCTGGCATCGAGCCCGGCGAAGCTGCGACTGTTGAGCGTGCTGCTGGTGATCAGGCTGTGGCCGAAACTGTTGGCGACATCCGCTACAAGCGAGCCACCGGCAAGATCGGCATTGGCAAACAGGCCGTGCAGGACATCGTTGATGCAGTGAAGTCTCGCTGGGCCAATGCGCCCGAGGTGGTCGTTGCTGAGAGCATGGACGATCCCGTCATCCCGCAAGAGGTGCGCGACCACAACAGGGAGGCCGTTGCCAAGGGCGCAAAGGGCAGCCCACAGGGCTTCTACTACAAGGGCAAGGCATACATCATTGCTGACTCTATTGGCTCAACCAACGATGCTGTTGAGGCTTTGATGCACGAGGCACTTGGCCACTTCGGTCTGCGTGGCGTGTTCGGTCCAAAGATGGAAGCCGTGCTGCGCGATGTGATTAAGAATCGCCGTGCCGAGGTGGAGGGCAAAGCTGAGCAGTATGGCCTTGATCCGAAGAGCGACAAGGACATGCTGGAAGCTGCCGAGGAGGTGCTGGCCGTCATGGCTCAGACCAAGCCGGGCCTGCCTTTCGTCAAGCGTGCGTTGGTCATCATCAGGGACTTCCTGCGCAGCCTTGGCTTCAACATCAAGATGTCCGATGCCGACATCATCCAGAAGTACATCCTGCCTGCTCGCGCCTTTGTGGAGAGCGGCAAGGGTCGCACCACCGAAGGTAAGCCTGCTGCCGCAAGGGATGCTGGAGCCGGTAATCAGATTTACAAGGACGCCGGAGCCATCGCTGCCATGGATGAGGATGTGCGCGACAACATGGAGGTTGGGCAGGTTCCCGGTGGCTCTGAGGCTTACAACTTGTACGAAGCAAAGAAGCTGCTGAAGAAGCCTAGCGACAAGCTCAAGCGCGTCACAGACAGCAACTCATTCAGCCTGTGGCAAGACTGGGACTACATCGCAAATGTCGATGGCGAGTATTTCGGCGTCAGCAAAGAAGAAGACCCGGATGCCACGGATGACGAGGACGCCTTTGTTTTCTCCTATGCTCGACTCGATGATCCGCGCAACGTAAAGACCACGTACACATCCGATGTGGGTGTACTGATGTCTGATATTCGCGCCGACTCCATGGGCGGTAAGCCTTCCGCCATGCGTGGCGAAGCTCCAAAGACCGGCCCCGGCTCGGCGGCATTTGACCGCTGGTTTGGTGACAGCAAGGTGGTGGATGCCGATGGAAATCCAGCGGTGGTGTACCACAAGACAAGAGCAGACATCAAAGCATTCGACAAAGAAAAGATTGGATCAAGCGACTACGGATACGCTGGCCAAGGCTTTTATTTCATGCCTTTCCCGCTACAGGGCGACACATACGGAAACATCACGATGCCCGTATTTTTGTCTCTGCAGAATCCATTTGTAATTAACGATTCAAATTGGAAGTCTGAAGAGAGCCCTTACGGATGGATTCCTGCAAATGCTGAGCGTCTTGGTGGCAACAAAGAGGCATCCAAGGCTTGGACGGAAATGATGAAATCAAAAGGCTTTGATGGATTCATGGACAAGACTGGCAAAGGGGATGGAGAGATTGTTGCCTTTGAACCCACTCAGATCAAATCCGCCACCGGCAATGTGGGCACCTACGATCCCAAGAAGGCCGACATCCGCTACAGCCGTCAGAACATCAAGGGCCAGCCCGTGCTCGCGCAGTGGACCACGCCCAATGACACCAAGCTGTACGGCGAAACCAACAAGGATGACATCATCTATTCCCTGCAGAACAAGATGATCGACACCAAGCGCGTGGTGGACGCCATCTCCGCTTCCGCTGGCAAGATCATGGCCAAGTGGAATCCGTACCTGCAGGAAGAGCTGTTCCACGGTCGCACCGCAAAGCAGACCGCAGACTTTCTCAAGAAAGAATTGCGCCCTCTCATGCAAGACATGAGCACACGCGGCGTGAACATCAAGGACTTTGAGGAGTACCTGCACAACCGTCATGCCGAGGACTACAACAAGCACGTTGCCAAGATCGGTGGCATGTCTGATGGCGGCTCCGGTATTGACACCGCAGATGCTCGCGCTTACCTCGCTGGCCTGACGCCACAGCAGAAGACTGACTTTGAGGCGCTGGCCAAGAAGATGGATGCCATCAATAAGGCCACTCGCGAGGTTTTGGTAAGCAGCGGTTATGAGACTCGCCAAACGATTAATCAGTGGGAGAAAACATTTCCATTCTATGTTCCACTCAAGCGAGACGAGGCAAAGCTGGACTACGCCTACACCGCTGGCGGACTTGGCACCGGACAAGGTTTCGATGTGCGCGGAAAATTCTCTCGGTCGGCAACGGGCTCAGAAAAAGATGTTGTCAACATTCTTGCCAATAGCGCCTTGCAGCGAGAGCGTGCCATCATCAAGGCCGAGAAGAACCGCGTGGCGCAGGCCATGTTCGGTTTGGCCCTGCAGAGTCCCAACCCTGACTTCTGGCTGCCGATTGACCCGATGGCAGAGATTGATCCTTCTGCCGCGCAAGACCTTCTGAGCTTCGGCCTGTCGCAGCAAGACTTGGACTTCCTGATGAAGGAGCCACGTCAGAAGGCTGTGGACAAGAGCAGCGGTCAGGTGGTCGAGCGCATCAACGCAACGCTGCGCAACAACGAGAACGTGATGTCGATGCGCTTCAATGGGCGTGATCGGTACGTGTTCTTCAACCCAAACAATCCTCGCTCGAAGAGGATGATTTCTTCGCTCAAGAACTTGGACGCAGATCAGCTTGGCCCGATCCTTGGCAACCTGTCAAAGATCACCCGCTGGTTCGCTTCGGTCAACACGCAATACAACCCGATCTTCGGCGCCTACAACTTCTTGCGCGACGTACAAGGCGCTACGCTGCAGTTGAGCGACACACCCCTTGCCAAGGATAGAAAAGCCGTTGTGGCGGGCACTCTGCCTGCTCTGAAGGGCATCTACTCCGCCTTGCGTGCTGAGCGCGACGGCACCACGGTGAGCACACCATGGGCCACGCTGTGGAATGAGTTCCAAGAAGAGGGTGGCCAGACAGGTTTCCGAGATCAGTTCAGCCGCTCGCAGGAACGCGCAGAGGCTCTTGAGAAAGAGCTGAAAATGGTCACCGAAGGCAAGCTGAAATCCGCTGGCCGTGGCATGCTGAATTGGCTGAGCGACTACAACGACTCGATGGAAAACGCCGTCCGCTTGTCCGCCTACAAAGCGGCGCTGGATCGCGGCATCGACAAGCAGGAAGCTGCCTCCATTGCCAAGAACCTTACGGTGAACTTCAACCGCAAGGGCCAGATCGCCGTTCAAGCTGGTGCGCTGTACGCCTTCTTCAACGCTGCCGTACAGGGTACGACTCGCTTGGCTCAGACCCTGCGTGGCCCTGCTGGCAAGAAGATCATGGCCGGCGGTTTGCTGCTGGGCACGATGCAGGCCGCGCTGCTGGCCGCTGCCGGGTTTGACGACGAGGAACCCCCAGAGTTCGTGCGTGAGCGCAACTTGATCCTGCCCATCGGCGGTGACAAGTACCTGACGTTCCCAATGCCATTGGGCTACCACGTCATCCCAAGCACAAGCCGCATCATCACCGAGTGGGCGCTGTCTGGGTTCAAGGACACGCCAGACCGCATTGCTTCGCTGACCGGCATGTACCTTGAGGCGTTCAACCCCATCGGCAACGCAGGCTGGTCCGCTCAGACCTTGGCCCCAACCTTTGCAGACCCCATCGTGGCGCTGACAGAGAACCGGGATTGGACTGGCAAGCCGATTGCACGCAAGGACTTCTCCAGCCTCGATCCGACGCCCGGCTACACGCGGGCCAAGGACACGGCGAGCTGGTTCTCTACGCAGTTGGCGAAGTACCTGAACTACGCATCTGGCGGCACCGAGTTCAAGCCCGGCACCCTGAGCCCCACGCCGGACCAGATCGACTACCTGATTGGCCAAGTGACGGGTGGCCTTGGCCGTGAGGCACTGAAGGTTGAGCAGACCATCACAAAGACGGCAACCGGTGAAGAGCTGCCGCCCTACAAGATTCCCGTGGTGGGCCGCTTCTACGGCGAGACCAAGAGCTCCGCTGCTGAGTCCAGTCGGTTTTACAAGAACTTGACTGAGCTCAATGAGCACGAGAACGAGATCAAGGGTCGCCGCGAGAGCAGGCAGCCCGTTGCTGACTACCTGAAGGACAACCCAGAGGCACGCCTTGCGCCATTGGCCCGCAACACCTACTCTGACATTCAGAAGCTGCGAAAGCGCAAAGAGCAACTGCTTGAGCGTGACGCGCCTCGTGAGTCGATCAAGCAGGTGGAGGCCATGATCACCAAGAAGATGCAGGCCTTCAACGCCCGGGTTGAGGCCATGAAGGAGTAACTCGGTTACAAGCGGCAATCAAAGCGTGGAGATTGCTTTTCGGAAAGTGTAGATTGAAAGTCTGCACTTTCCGATAATCGGTTACTTGGTTACATGTTTTCCATCACCAGACGGATGGTCTCGTTGAGCGCTGATAGCTCGTCCATCTTGCGCACGGCCCACATCCGCTTCTGTCCATGGATTCCGTTGAGGCTGCCCCGGTGGCAGTCTGCACACAGGGGCATGCTGGTGAACCACTGGCCCTGCTCGATCTCGTGGCACTCGCTCGGGCCTGATGCACCACACACCACGCAGTCCATTTCCTTGATCCGCGTGATGTGCTCCCGCTCCGCAACGGTGGGTGCCTTCTTATTCTTTGACTGCATCTTGCTTGCCGATGTCAAAGCCTGACCTGAGCCAGAACTGCCGCTCATTCCTCAGTTGCTCGATCTCCTGAATGGAGGCGATCAGAAGGCTCTTGGTGTGGCTTGAGTCCGGCAGTGCTGCCACGTTACCCTGAAGGATTTCAACCACGTCCACGCCCTTGCTGGAGCCTTGGCGGGCCACCCACGCGAGCATCTTGTCGATGTTGTGCTTGGCTGCTGCGGCGTGCGCTTGGATGTTTTGATAGTCCTTGCGGAGCAGCTTCTTCTCAATGGCCTTGAGTTGAATCTCGGCACGCATCATGTGCGCCGCCCAGTCGTCCAGTTCAATCATGTTAATTCACTCCCGATGCTTATTAACCAATCGCGAGCCGCCGTATCTGCGGCCTGCTGGTCAGTGTGTGTTCTTGCTCCGTTGAGTATCGCTTGCAGGTGCGTAATGGCTATACGGGCTGTTGCTTGAATGGCCGCGAACTGCTTGGTGCGAGAAACCGCAATATCCCGCCATTCGGCGTTGCCTTTTTCAAGCCATTCAAGGTGGTCGATGACCTCCTGCACAAAGTCGAGTCGCACTGAAACCCACTCGGAGTGTGGCCTAGGGTGTGGCCCCAGTGGAATGGCATCAGAAAATGCTTTTGTCAGGCGTTTGGTGGTGCTCATGCTTGCCTCGCTTTCAGCATGGCGTCTGCCACAAGATATGCGGTGCGTTCTGCATATGTCGGCCACCCACCTTGTGGCGCTGGCCCATTGGCAATAATCAACGCTTGCATCGCCTTGGCTGCAAAGTAGTCGCGCAGGGTCATGCCGCCGTAGTAGACCTTGGTCGGAGCGTTGTAGTTATCGCCTCCATGAATGCGAATCTCTGGAAACGCTGGCCCACCTGTGTTTGTGTTGCTCATGTCGCTCTCCTTTGAAGCATCTCGTCTGCGTGGTCCATAGCTGCTGCGTGGACGCTGGTGAGGCCGTCGTCGCTCTCAATGACGGACCGGTCGCCGTAGTAGGCCAGCAGTCCCTGCAGCGCGAACGCCGCAAAGAAGTCCTGCATGGTCAACTCTTGGATCGACACAGGGTCCCGCTTGGCTACAACTGCTGCGATGCCCTCAAGTTTTTTTCTTGCCATTGCCGCGCCCCTTCACGTTCTGGTTGACGATCAGATCGTCCAGATCATCCGCAAGAATCTTGGCCAGTGGGTCTCCGTAGTAGCTGATGGCCTTGCACAGTTCCACGCCGTGGATGTGGCGGATGCAGTCACGCACGCCTTTGTTGTAGCCGCCATTGAACTCGTCGTCGCCCTCGACAATCAAGGTGATGGCGTCACGCACAAGGGCCGATGCCTTGCGGTTACCTGCGGCCTCCTTGAGCTTGAGGTACACATCCTCTGGCAGGTGCACCGAGTAT